GTTCTACTTACGCCTTGATAAGTATAAAAATCTTCTCCTCTTCCTATATACTTAAAAGCATTTATCGATGCTTGATGATTATCATTAAAACCAGCTAAATAAGCTCTAAAAAATATAGCCCAAGATTCTGAAGGTCTATTATTCTCTATGGCCTCAAACACAAATTTTATTATATCTTTAGTTTCTGTTTTATCTTTTCTGGCATCCCAAGGATCTTTAGTATTATCAAAAATAAAAGAGTTTAAAGCATTCATTTTATCTGATCTGCCCTTAACTGTTAAATTATATACAGCTTCTCTATTAGGAATAGAAACATTTGGATTTCTGTAGTCTTGTATAAAAGTACTTTTCTTTCCCGCTGCTACTTTATTTAAACTCTGATCCATGATATTATCGTAAGTCATGGAAAAAGTAGTATTCATTTTAGAAGCTCTAGAAGTATCTTCAACTCTCTTTATAGTAGTTGCTCCTATTCCGTAAACAGATTCAGGTCCACCCAAATAATTAAATAGTAATTGTCTGTTCAAAGAAATTCCAAGATTGTTAACTTGGTTGATATTGACTATAGAATTAGAAGGCCTACTAGCGAGTTTCAAGTTTCTCAATATCAAAAGTCTATTAACATCGACTACAGACTCTGCGTTTAAAAGAGATTGCGCTCCTACGATGTCTTTATAATATTTAGAAGCATAATCGAATGGACTAATTCCTGCTCTTGGAACGTGAAATCCTGTGCCAGCAAATCCAACTTGCTCTAGCGTATTGAATCCTCTATTGTATATTCTAGTATTGTTTAATAGTCCAGGAAGAATATTGCTTGCTGGAGCTACTTGAAAAGATTTTCCAGTTTCTATTTTAGGATTGCTTAATTGCAGTCCAATCTGTTTATCTAAAAATATCTTTCCTCTAGAAGGATCTTTCATGAACTTTTTGATCCTTTCTTTATCTACTTTACTTGATATTGTAAAAGTTTGAGTTCCTATATTAAAATCGATATTTCCTCCTCTAATCGGAAAGTCTGCGTTTCCAGTAGTTCCAGGTTTAAATATTGGATTAGTATTTCCTGGTCCAGGTAAAGTTATTAGATTATCTGGAGCCATCCTAGTTTGGATATAAGGAAGACCCGAAGATCCACCACCAGGTCGATCCATTCCGTATTTAAGACTTTTTAAGTTGGTTTTTAGGTCTATTAGTGGCATAATTATTTTCCCATTTTTCCGGTTTGATTATTGTCTTGATTGCTCATTTTCGGAAACGATTTTTTTGTAACTTTAGCCACTGGTTCTCCATCTAGTTGTAATATTATAGTTTGATTAGGCGATCCCATTAAAGTAGATTGAGAAGCTGTTGAAGCTCCCGTAGAAGAAATAGTAGCAGGACCTGCTTGTTCTTTTGCTGCTGTCATACTTAAATTTCCTCCCATAGATCTTACTCTATCTCCTGCGCCATCTAAAAATCCTTTTAGTTCTGCTGATTTTTGTTCAGATATAACTCCAAAGAAGTCCATAGCACTTATGATTCCGCTAGCTACAGAAGCTACGACATCTACGATAGTTGCGAAAACGTCTCTAACAGTCATTAGCACAGTTCTTATATTTTGAGGTTGACTTAAAAAATTCATCATACCTTCTATCTTACCTATTATTCCACTCTTTTCAACGAAATCAGATATAGATTGTTTTATTTTTTCCATAAAAGCTCCTATCTTTTCTTGTAAGCTAGCATTAACAAGATTTTGATAGTTTTCTTCTCCTATAGCTTCAGATAAAGCTTTTTGATTTTTATATTTAGCTAATCCTAATCTGAGCTGCTCTCGTGAGTTATCCGTATCTTTTGCTCCTAGCTTAGATAACATCTCTTGTTTCTTTAACATATCACCCATCTGATCCCTGCTCATTCCCATAGCGCCTGCAAATGCTTCTTGCTGAATTCTGTTCATCTTCATGAAATCAGCTGTAGATCCGACTTGTTTGTTTATTTCTGCTGCAGCTCCTGCAAGATCGTTATTTAAAAACATCTCTCTTGCCTTTGCAAGATTGATCTCTTTTCCTGTTAAAAGTTGAGCTTCAAATTCTTTACTTATGCTAGATTCAAAATCTAAGAAAGAATCAGCCATCGCGTCTAACTCTTTTAATTCCATACCCATAGCTTTAACTGTCAATAAAGACTTAGTTAATTGAGCTGGATATTTTGCGAACTGGAGTCCTAAAACTCCACCGAGACTTGAGGCTTCTTTTAGTATTTGTTTGTTTTCGAATTGTATTCCTGTAGCTTGTTTTAGACCTTTTACTTGAGCGAATACTGATTTTACTATCGATTCGTTAGACTTACCGTTTATTATAGAAGATTGCGTTATAGACGCTATAGTGTCAGCTTCTACTCCTGCAATGTCTTTTAACTTTATATTTGTTGCAAGATTTTGAGTAGATATACGATTGGTCACTCCTAAAAGACCAACCATCTCTGTTTGAGCCTGTACTAGTTTTTCGGTATTTACGAAAAGATCTCCGTTAGCTACGTTGATGTCAGCGTATTGCATTTTAAGCTTACGAGCCTCTTCTGTAGACAAATTCATAGCTCTTGCGAACTTAACTGTCTTGTCTTGAATTCCGGTAATATAATCAAACACTGACTTAAGACCTGATACTATTCCCGCTATTGCTCCGCCTAATATAGGAATTAAAGTTAAAGGATCGGTAAACACTTCTTTTATTCCTCCACCTGCTGCTTTAGCAAGTCCTCCAAACTTATCACCAAAAGATAGTTTTTTTCCTTGTTCGTTAAGATCTCTTGCTTTTTCTACCATATCGGCATAGTATTCTTTGCCGATTCCTAATTTATTAGCAAAAAGTCCCATCGCTTTTCCAGAAAAGCCTATATTTTTTTCTATCTTTTTTTCAAAATCTAACTCTTCTTTTAGTAGATCGTTAGTTTCTTTAGCTATTTTATTAGCTTGCATTGCTCCGGCTAAGGCTCTTTCTTCGACTCCTAAATTTTCTTCACTTAATTGAAGAACTGAGTCTAATAGAGATATTTCTGCTTCTATTGCGAGTTGATTAGTTCTATTTCCTGTTGCCTTCGCTCTAGCTAATTCAGTTTCTTTTTTCTTTATATCGGATATTTGATTGATATAATATTCAGCGTTTGCTTTTTGAGCTGCTGACATATTTTTTTCTATATCTTTTATTTTTATATCCGCTAATATTTGCTTTTCTTTGGCCCGTCTAAGTTCTTTTTCAATATCTTTTGTATTGATACTTTCTCTGTTTAACGCTTTTACTTTAGCGATAGATGCGTCTCTTAGATCGTTTATTTTTGATAGTAAAGATATACTTTTATTAAGTTCAGCGTTAGTATCGCCTTGAATTTGCTTAGAAGACCTTAACGATTCTTCTAATCCTTTACCTATATCTCTTTCTTCTGCCATGTATTTTATCTATAGAGATAAATATTTACTTCTTAGGTTTTGCTTTAGTAACAAAATCAAAGTCTTTCGAAGCTTCCTTTACAAAATCGGGAATCTTGAACTTGTTTATATCTGTATTCTCTGTAACTTTTTGAGATTGCTGATCGCGCATCTCTTGTACCCTTTTTAGGTGCTCGTTTATCTTCTTAAGGTTAAACCTACGGTGCGGAACCGGCATATTCCATACCTCGAAGTAACCGAAGCCTCCGCCACCGTGATAGGTTAATTCGAAGACTTCGGTCATAAACTCTGGTCTATAGTCCGCTCCCGGGAAAAAAGAATTCCGCTCCCATCGGTAGATCGGTGTCTATTTCTGTTCCATCTTTCAAAGTAAATTGAACTGACGTATCGATGTCTGGTGTGATCTGGGATACGTATTTCCTTAGCTCTATAGAGTCCCTAGAAAGTAATGCTCCGCTGTCTACAAAATCCCTAATGGTTTTTACTGAGAAGTCTCCGTTTACTGATGTGATTTGGTATTTCAATCTTGTGCTTAGAATTCCTTGATCTTGACCCAAGGATTTTTTAACTCCTTTGATTTCTTCGTCGATCTTTTTATCATCTGATACAGTAAGAATCTTGAAAGTTATCTCGTTCTTGGAGAATGGAAGCGTAAAAGAGAATTCGTTTTTGTTTTCAAACTTAGCAAAGTCTACTTGTTTGTACTTAAGATTCTGAAGGTCTACTGTTACTGTTTCTTCGTCTCCTGTGTTTGGATTCCTGTACTTAAAAGAGTAGTCTTTACCGTAAGAAAGGATACGAGCTGCTATAAGTAGACCGTTGCGATCTCCCAAAGTTAGATCCTCGTAATTAATAGGAGACTTGATTAGGCTTTTAAGCATCTTTTCGATAGCTAGACCCTGACGAAGAAGATTGATGTTAGTCAAAATATCCTCTTCCTTTGCGGTCATGTATTTCATTTCGATGTTTCCTGAGGAAAGCGTATTTTCTTTTGGGTATACTAATCCTTTTGATGGAAGATCTACCATTTCGGTAGGCACTGTAAACTTTGATTCGGACATAAAATTAATTATTTATTTATAAATATACACAACACTAAATTATTACACAAAAAAAAGACCGCAGTGTTGCGGCCTTTCTCTTTAGTTTTTTATTTCTAGTAGTTGAGTATACAATAATCCATTCCGATCTGCATTGTAAGTTCGGTAGGATCTGTTGTAGACCAATCGTATGCTCCAAACATTGCTTCTTTAATGAAAGCTCCTTTGATTATCCACTCAGATACAATATCGCCAACTGGACCAATTATTGATAGGTTTAAATCCTTCTTGTAAAAGTCGGAGTAACCATCACGGCCTGTTACTGATTCGTGATGCAAGCGTACCCACTCCATAACGGCTTGTTGGCCAGAAGGGGAGATAGGATTGTAAAGAGAAAGAGCCATGTCCCTCCACTCTGCTTTTCCTTTAAGCTTGCGATAAACGTTGATGTGGTCTAGTTTGATTTCACCCAAAGTCACACCTGGAGCGTCTGCCTTTTTAATCATGTAAGACGGAATACCGTCGATGTACATAACGAACCTGTTGGCTACTGTAGGTTCAAAGGCTGTATACATTATTTCTGATGGATCCAGTACTGGCATCTCTTTTAATTTTTTGTTCTCTTATAAATATTCAGAACTTATTTTTTCTTAGCGTCTGCTACTTTCTTTTTAGCTTCGGCTTCTTTTTTCTTTTTTTCGTCTTCGGCTTTCTTTTTCTTGGCCTCTAGCTCTTTCTTCTTTTTATCTTCAACTTTCTTTTTAGAAGCGTCTTTTACTGCTTCCATCAGAGTGTTAAGATCGAGAACTTCTTCGAGTTCTTCTGCAGTTACTTCAGGTTTATCGCTTTTAGACTGTATTTTGCTCTTTACTTTTTTAGCAAGGTTAACAATTCCAGCAGTTAAACCAGTACCAGCTGCTACAGCTGCTAAAATTTGTCCAGCTAATTCCATAGCTTGTACTTGATCTGGACTCATACCTACGTATTCGTTCATTTCGTCGCCTTCTTCCATGTAGTCGTCGCCTTCTTCCATTTCTTTGTCGCCGTAGTGACCTTCTTCCATTCCGTGTTTCTTATCAAGTTCAGCTTGAATTGCTTCGTAGAGGTGTTTTGGTACCTTTACTCTTACTTTTGTATTTTCTGTTAGTTTCATTTTATTTTTTGTTATTTTTTATTATCCTCCGAAAGAAGTTCCTGTTGGCAATACGTTGAAGTCAAGTTGGATAAATTCAGCTACTCTTGTAGGCTGTAGGTATATCGTTCCAACCAATTGGTTCCTATCGATCACGTCTGGTGTGTTGTTTGTTTCGTCCATTACAACTTGGAAAGAGTAAAGACCCTGACGCTGTTGTACTGTTTCAAGATAAGGATTAACTTGGTTTAAGAAGCTGTTCCTTGTTACTTGAGTGTTTGGTTCGAATACGATTGTTTCTCCAATTTCCCTGATGTAACGCTTGAGTGCGATTAGCAACCTTCTAACGTTTACCCTATCAAGAGCAGAAGCTTTAGACTGTAGAGTCTTTTGACCGTATATTACTGTTCCAACTCCAGGGAATGTTGCGATTGGGTTAACTTTACCTTGATAAAGTTGATTTCTATCGTTAACACTCAACCTTCTTTCTGGCCTTAGAACTGTAGACATTCCGCCTCTGTTAAGACCTGCTGGTGCGAACCATTCGGCACTTACTTTATCGTTGTATTCGTATACTGCTGGAACTAGAGTAGAAGCAGGAACAAAGTTAATTTTACCAGTTTCACGGCTAGAGATTTGTACCCATGGCCAATAAGTGGCTCCGTAAGAGTTATCAAAAGTTTGAGACTTACCGATAGCTGTGGATATGTTTTGACCGTAACAAGTCATGTCTACTACTGCGATTGCGTCTCCTCTGTTTTGAGCAAGAGCTACAACATCGTTTACTAAACTATGTCCGTTTTGATCATTCATTCCTGGAACATAGATTACGTTGAAATCGTAAGCGTCTGCGTTTTGAAGTAGACTTACTCCTACAGCGTAGTTTTCTACGAATACTCCCTGAACGTTTGTATCATCAGTGACTACTGTAGAGTTATTGATTTTAATGTTCTCAAACAAGTTAAGTTTAGATTTGCCAAAGCATCCCCAAATAGCTCCTGTAGCTGTTCCAAAAGTTCCTTGTTGAGATCCTGATCCTATTACAGGAATGGAAGCAGTATACTGTGAATAAGGTTGACCGTATTGGTTAAGATATCCAGGAGTTGGTAGATCTACTTGCTTTACTCTTACGTACCTTGACTTATTAGGATAAGATCCGGTAATTTGTAAATAGTAACTTCCGTTTTCATTAACTGGAGTTTCTTTTGTATCACCTATTACGTAAGTAATAAAGTTGTTTTGGTTTGGATCTAGAGATATGTTATTCCAAGATTCTAATACAGTCTTATTGTCTTCGTAATCGTCTCCTCTTCTAACGATCAGGCTAAATAGTCCTGATCCTGTGTCTACGTTAGCGATTTCCCACCTAATATTGGCAGAAGATCCTGAAGGCAATGCTCCGCGTACTGATTGATTAACTTGACCGTTGTTATTCATTACTGTACCTTCTGTAATTGTTTCCAGTACAAAAGAAGAAGTAAATACTCCAGCAGTTACTCTTCCTATAGAAGCTGTAGCTGAGGTATAAGATCCTGATGCTACTCGAGTTACCAAAAGAGAATCGCCACCTTGTTCAAAGTAATTGAGGGCAGCGATCGAAGTTAAGTATTCGTAAGGAGCTCCTCCGGAAACGAAAGCTGCTCCAAAAATAGATTTGTAATCAGAATATGAAGTAACTAAGGTTGGGTAGTTAACCGGTCCAGTTACGGTAGGACCCAAAATGGCCGCTCCTGCAGCTATAGGTCCTTGCGTTATTTGTGATAAGTCGTTCTCCGATACGAAGACACCTGGAGATATGAGAGTTTCAGCCATTTATAATGTTTTTATCTAGCAATAAATATCGAAACTTTTATCAAAATTAATATTATTCAACTACGGTATATTCTCCGGTTTCTATATTGATAGAGATGTTTCCGTAATTATCTCTTAGCTCAACAAAAAGCTTGTCTTCTTGACTTCTGACGTCTTTTATTTTTTCTCTTTGACTTTGCATTTGAAGCTCGAGAATCTCTTTTTGGTACTGTAATTCACCCAGAGCTGAGGCTATATCTAGCGCTTCCTTTTTAATGAAAGCTATTCTTTGTAATTCGTTTTCCGTAACTTTATTCATGACTTATTTTTTTGCTTTTTTGGATTTTACTTCTTTAGTTTCAGTCTTTGGTGCAGCTTTTTTTGCAGTCTTTGATTTCAACTCGATAACTTTTTTTGGAGCTTCTTCCTTTACCTTTTCTACTACTTCCTCAAGTTTTACTTTTTCGATTACTGACTCGAGCTTGTCTAGTTTGAGATCTTTTGTGAATTCTACTAAATCTGCAACTTTTACTTTTGATTTTTGTAACTTGTAAACTACTGCTGCTATTACTACAATAGCTACGGCTAAAATTAATAATGTCATAAATTGTTTTTTTATTTATAAATATCTGTAAATAATAATAAATTTGCATTAATCTTTAGACAATCCAAATTTAATCCACTTATACCACACTCTCTCATGTAAAAAATATATTAACGGTTTTATACATAACTCTATTATTCCTACGGAAGAAGCCACCACAATATTGCCTGTGAGTATGTAACTAATTATCATTGTTTGTGATGTTCCTATACACCTATAGGATATGGCTTTAGCCAAGTGTCTCTTTATTGTTACCTTCATTGTCTATTATACCTTTTCTTATTTTTGTTCCACTGATATTTGAGATATCGCTTGGAGGCTCATGATAGATTACGTCATATCCAACTCCACGACCATAATTAACTGAATCTATGTCAGGAATTATCGAAACAAGCAATCTATCTTTATTTTCTATAAAGAAGTTTTCTTTTTTCAGATTTTCTAATATAGTCTGAGCGTTGTTAGGATTGTTTTCGTCTATTTCTACGTCTCTGATAGCGACCCAGACTAACTTTCCTTTCTGTAACTGTTGGTTGATTAACCACTCGTGGCCTTTGTGCCAATTTTGCCATCTTCCGATAAATAACGAATATTTTTTCATATACTTTTTATTTTATTTACGCATTCTTCTATTGACAATTTACTAGTATTCAAATGTAATACATTTTCTTTACTTGGGTAATCAAAATCTTCTACGTGGAAAGATTCTCTGCCTCTTTTTTCATCGTAAGTGAGATATATCCACTTAACTTCGTTACACATACTATTCAAGTACTCTCTAGATTCTTTGTACGGATATACCAAAGAAAGAATAACGTTGTATCCTAGAGAGTCTAGGTATATCGCTATATCGCTCGCTCTATTTAAGTTTTTTATTCTGCCTTCTCGACTGTAATCTTTGTTTGAAAACAACTGTCTCAAATTGTCTCCATCAATATTATGACCTTTTAACTGTTTTGCGATAGTACTTTTCCCTGAATGGGGCTGTCCAAACAATACGGTTACCATATCTTATTTTTTGTATTTAAAAGTTTCAAAATACCATCTAAAATTTTCGTATATCCAGTGACAAGTGTATTCTCCAAGAATATCTTTTGAATCATCAGGTAACGCTGATATTTTATTACGAATTGTATGATCTCCGTATATTCCATGTACAGTATCGTCTTCTACTGTTACTTGCTCTATGTGATTGTAATTGTGTTCGTACTGAGGAAGTCCAAAATAATCATATACGCTTGTTATGACTGCTTTAGGATTTTCGCATAGATCTTCGTATCTTAAAAAAAGAAAATTGTTTGCTGTCTTGTCTAAAATAGACTGGTTTAATTTTAAAAGCGCGTATCCAATTGGGTGAGACATTCCCCATATTTCAACTCTTTGTTGCGTAGTGATTCCAGTTAAGTCTTTGTTGTTTACTAGTCCGTCGTCTTTATCAGGATTGGCTCTAAACTTTTTCTCCATTGACGCAAAAATAGCCGGTAAATCTCTTACTAGTACTAATATTTTGGGATTTGGATTAATGTTATTCAATAGAGAGTATTGAGCTCCCCAAGCTCTACTTTTGTCTAGTATGTATGGTTTGTCTGTTATAGCGCTAACGTATCCTTTTAAACCTTCTCTGCAAAAAGAGTACATACCTTTTTTCCACAATTCAGCGTCTCCGGCTTTAGCTTCTTGACTTCCATTATATCCTATTTTTGTGCCTAATACTAAGTCTACCATACCAGAAGTTGGAGTGACATAAAAATTAGGATTTTGTCCGATTATGTTTTGTAGTAACGTACTTCCTGCTCTAGGCATAGAAGATTGGTAAAATATGGTTTGTTCCATTATTATATGCTTTTTATTTTTTCTTCACTGAATATTTCTGTATAATCCATGTAAGGACATTCATGCAATACTCCATCTAAGTTGTAATCGAATATGAATCCATCAATCTGTTTTGGAGCTATTTTAGGCTTATCTGCTACGATATTTGTGTGTAGATCGTATCCAAATACAGTAGGACACGTACCTATCCACAAAACTGTTGAGGGCAATTTGAAAGATGCAGCTGCGTGTTGTAAACAAGAATCTATTAAAACTCTTTTACTAGACGAGATAAGAATCGCAAATAACTCCATGTTATTCATCGGCTGATCCACTACTTCTGCTCCAATTATCTTTTCGCAATCAGGTCTAGTTACTTGAAAGATGTGATAATCGTTTTTGTATTTTTTATATATCTCGTTAGCTATTTCAAAAGGAATATCTCTACACCAAGAATAAGGATATTTTTGACCGGTTAACGGACCTCCGTTTGTTTGTAATACCATTGTTGGCCTATCTCTAATCCACTGACGGACTGTCATTTGTTGGGCCATGTTAACAAAGATCTGTGGTTGTTGATTATTATACTGCACATCTATCAATTCTGACCAATTCTCTATGAGATGTTTTTTTCTTAGTATGTGTCCTGTTTGATGATAGGGTTCGTGTTTGTATATGATTGAATCCTTATCTTTTATATAATCTTCGTAAAAATAAGGTCTGCTTCCAGAAAAATACACCCTATCTGCGTAAGGATTGTTTAAGAATACTTCTGGATAGGAGACAACTAAGATTAGTTTTCTATCGGGATGTTTCTCTTTTATTGTTTGACATAGAGCTGTCGCTGCTATGTTTTTACCTAATCCGCCTTCTACTATCCAAATAATATATTTGTCTTCATTTGCTTTTTCTTTACTTTCTCCAGCTAAAAAATTGTTTTTTATTTTTGGTACGTAAACGTTATTTTCCATTATATTATTTTTTTGAATAGTAACTCTGTTAAATTGTAAGTATCTCCTATTTTTTCTTTTGGCATTACGTTAAAAGCTATGCTTTTTCTTGGCATTTTGCTTTTATTTACAGGGACCGAATGAAACACGTGAGACGGAAATATTAATAACAACCCTGGTGAATAGTTAACCGAAAAGACGTCCCAAGCGTACTCTGATTTTCTTCTATCGTTTTGATACTTTGGAGAAAGATAAGAGACATTAGTAGCAAATACGGGTTTGTGAAAAGATATTGCTGGCATATCTGGATCGTCTTCTCCGTAATAAAATACGCCTGATATTAAACTGTTTGGATGCGTATGCATCGTATGATGTTGTCCAGGATCTTTAATGGATATCCAAGATTGAGATAACGAATATTCTTCATAATCGTATAACATTATGTTTTTTCCAAAAAAATTAACGCTGTCTATTATAAAATTTTTTAAAGGTTCACACTCTTTAGCTTCTAGTATATATGTGTCTTTAGAATGATATCCATAATCTTGACTCATAGTTCCCATCATTTCAGAGCGATCTAAAAAATCTATAGTTTTAGCTAGATCATTTTTAGTATATGTTGCAGTAAATAATGGACTCGGAAATAAAGGCAATACCTCTATTGTTTTTTGATCTAACATAACTTTTTTATTTATATCTTCCAAAAATAATTTCGCTTATCGTTTCTTTGTCTCCTAAAGTTCCTTTTGTAAGAGCATTGACGCCTAAAGCTTTTCTAACTCTGTTAGTAGTATTTGGTGGAACTCCGTGAGTGAGGTATGATGGAAATATTATAAGATTACCTTGGTTTGGTTTAAAATAAATCTCTTCTTGAGAGTGTGGATAATTCTGAAAATCTGGTAATAAGGAAGGCTCTATATAAGATCTATTGTAAGATCTTGCTTCTTTGCTAAAGCAAATAGCTGCATCATCTTCTTGTACGTCGTAGTAAAAAACTCCAGCTATTATAGTATTAGGATGCGTATGAGCTCTATGAAATTGACCAGGTTTTTTATAAGTTAACCAAGATTGTGCAAATTGAAGCTCTTTATATTCATATCTCATAACATCAGTAGCAAACTTTCTAAAGTGATCCATGATCCAATCTGATAGTGGTTTACATACTTCATTATCTATTACGTAACTATTTTTAGATATGGTTCCATAACCTCCATTAGGTTCGTTCATTTCTTGACTATCGAAATATTTTACTATATCTGTTAAGTTTTTATCGTACGTAGTCACATACAAAGGAGTAGGAAACAAATCAAATACTTTAGACTCTGTCATATTAATCTTTTGCAGGTACTAGATTAAACGCTATAGATATACGTTCTTTTTCGCTCTCGTTTCTTTCTACGTAGTGTTTTATCCAACTAGGAAAAAGATATAGAGTAGAAGTAACAGCTTTTTTTACGCAAACCGGAGAGTTTGCCATAGTGACCTCTTCCACTTTTCCGTTTAAAAAATAATCTGCGTTATCTGGTCTGACCAAAACTAGATCTCCCATGTTTTGTTCTGGAACGTCTACGTAATATACTCCTGAAAGGATACTTTTTTGATGATCATGCAACAAATTATAGTCGTGCTTTCCGTTAATGTTTATCCAAAAATTGCCGAATTTTAATTCTATTCCAAGGTATCTAAAACAAACATCGTTTGAAAACACTGTTATATCGTTAATTAACTTATCTAAATCTTCAGGCGCAGGAGATAATAATTCATTACTGTGCCAACCTCCTCTGTTTGATATTGTTGTACCAGGGAGTTTTTCTCTTGTTTGAAGACAGTAATCTTTTATCGATTCGTTATCTATTCCCGTAACTGGAACCTCCCATATAGGGGTAGGAAACCATAATTGTTCGTAAACTTTAAATTCCATTATTTTATTTTTTCTATTATTTAAAAGGTCTTCCGCCTGTCCAAAATACTAAACACTTTCTTTGGCCTCTAGTTATCGGTGTTACTCGATGCATCAAGAATGATGGAAATATGATAACATCACCTTTTTCTCTAGGCACTGTAATGAATTTATCTTTTGATCCCAACCAAATTTCAAAATCTCCTCCATCGTATTCCGAAGGATCAGAGAGCTGCACTGTCATAGCTAATTTTCTCTTATTTACTGCATAAGCTCCTACGTCCATGTGCCAATCTAGATGTCCCCCATCTTCAGGATATATAACATAATGAATAGGATCAGTAACGATGTCTATGTCGAATTTAAAAAGTTGTTCGTTTGCTTCTAAAGAAAGCGGAAATAACAACTCGTATAGCCACTTAGAGTGTAGATCGGGTTCTATATACGCGATGTCTCTATTATTTGTTTTTTTTGAATTTGTTACTGTTCCAAGTTCAGCTATTCCTGTAGTACCTTTTTCAAATTTATAATTATTATGTACCATATTTTCCAGATTAGAAATCATTTCGTCTGTAAATACGTTTTTAAAATAATAAAAGTTATTCCAATTACTTGTTGGAGTATCGTTATTGTAAGGCTTTAGGGAAATCATAACCAAATTTTATTTGTAGTGCGTATACCAACCGGTAAGAATGTATTTATTTTCTGTGTTACTTGGAATGCCTCTGTGTAGGTGAGTCCAATCAGAAGGCCAAATTATAAGCTTTCCTTTTTCTGCTTTCTCTTTATGACCTTGATAGTAGAATTGAGTTTCTCCACCATCGTTAACCGTATTTAGGTAGATCATCCAAGCTAGCACTCGATTAGAATTAGTCAATCCTGCTCTTTCGCAATGCCATCCGTAAAATCCCTCTCCAGGTTGGTACCTTTGCATGTTAAAAGAAGTGTCTAGTCTGATGCTATCTAGTTTAGTCATAGCGTCTTCAAACTTTAGAGTATACTTCGCTACGTGATTTTCTATAACTTCGACTAGGTATTCTAAATGCTTGCTCCAAACTGGATTATTTAGATAAGTGGGATCGAAAGAAATATCAGTGGATTTTTTTATATCCTGCATTTCTACCAATTCTTCGTTAAATCTAAATTGACCTTTTCTTTTTAAAGGAGAATTTTCGAATAACTGTATAATTTCATCACAAAAAACCGTATCTAATGCTAGAGGACTAGAATAGATAAATTGCATTATTGGAGTAATTTTTTTTGTTCTATAACGTTTTCATGAGTCAACAAATTTTGCTGTTTTAGTCTTTCCATAGTTTGTAATGGACCCATGATATTTAGTACCTCAGTAGAATCAGAGCTTGCATTTAGCGCTTGTGCTCTGTTAGCCAGTACGTGATGTAGACTTTGGGCCTGATGAGTGTTTGGATTCATGGCATCGAATGATCCGTCATTAAGTTCAGACTTAATTTCTGCCCATTTTTCTATCTCTCTAACTCTATCTTGAGCTGTTTGATCTAGAGAAGCTTTTTGATATAGATTTTCATCTAAGTCTATTTCTATTTCGCTTTTTTCTAAATCATCTGTGACTTCAGTTAGTTTTTTTAACAATTTAAGCCTCTTGATTTCGTTTCTTCTCATATCAAAAGACATGCCTATTAAGTTATCTAACATGGCTGATTGTTCTCTTACAGCTTGCCAATACTTAGCTGCAGGAGTAGGAAAGCTGATGTCATTTAACACTGATACTCGCATTTCTGTTTCTGTTCTAAATATTTGTTTTTTGACCCAAGTGTCTTGTAGATCTTCTTTTAAAGAAAGTATAAGATTTGCGTCTTTTTCTTTTAGTACGCTAACTACTGGAAACAATTGATCATTTACCGGAGATAGAGACTTATTTTGTTCTTCTTGCATAACGTGATTATTTTATCAAATGTAATTAAAATTTTTTACACTGTTGTATTTATCTTTATGGTAGTACTATATATTCTGGCATTGGGGATTGAGATTCTGGGTTATAGTTGTCTATAGCCTCTTTTATGATAGCATCCACTATAGCCTGCGCTTCTTCTTTTTCTATTTTATTAGCACCAACCCTAAGTGCCCATGCTGTGTTCTCAGTCACCCAAATGTTCCCTGGATAGTTTGCTACATGAGCTGATTCATTTTCTTGATGAGTAACAAATCCATCTGTTCCTGGATTTTCAATTTGATAATAATTCATACGTTTTATTTTTTATTTTATGCTAATCTGATTAATACAAAACTTCCGCTTCTATAAAGACCTCCAAGAGGTACTCCTCCAGCTGCTGCTGCAGTATCATCTGCGAAATTTAAACTTGAAGAAACACTTTGTAGAGTTATAACTCCGGTATTCTCAGAGTGATCAAAAGATGTTATTGATACTCCAGTATAAGCTTCTGTACAAGATACTGCAGTTGGAGTAGCTCCTCCAAAAGCTAATGTAGCTCCAGAATTGCCCTCTCCAGCTAATGTAAATCTAGCGGTTATCATTGATGAAAGACTACTCCAAGTAGTTCCGTTATACAATTCAGTGATTGCGGTTGTAACCGGGGTAGCACCTCCAAAAGCTATAGCAGAATTTTGCAATCCTGAGGCAGCTAATTGATTTCTACCTGTTATTAACGATGCCTTCGTGCTCCAAGAAGTTCCATCATAAAATTCAGTAGAAGCGCCAGCACCGCCGATGGCTAACGCAGCATTTTGTGTTCCTGCAGCAGCTAATTGACTCGATCTACTAGTAATTAATGAAGCTGCTGCGGACCATACATTTCCATCATACTTTTCCGTAGCTGTGTAAGTTGGATATCCTCCAATAGCTAGTGCGGCGTTTTGTGTTCCAGTTCCTGCATGTCTAGCTCTAACAGTTATAAGAATATTTTTAGAGACCCAATAAGATCCGTTAAACGCTTCTGTACATCTTGAGCTACTTAATCCACCAGTAGTACCACCAAAAGATAGAGCTGCGTTTTGAGTTCCTGCTCCGGCTCCCGTATTTGTTGCATTTATAGTTGGATTTGTCAATGACCAAGTTGATCCGTTGTATTGCTCAGTGCAAATTACGCCTCCTGAAAAAACTAACGCAGCATTTTGAGTTCCTGCTCCTACTACACCTCCTCTGGCTACTATCGTTGCTGATCTTGTTGACCAAGCTCCGCCTATTGGATTAAGATACGAAAGTTTTACTGAACCTGTAGATTCTAGACCTAGATTTGTTCTTATACTTCCTGATGTGGATATAGAGTTTAAAGACTGTAAATTTCCTACGATAGAAGTATCTCCTACTAAAGTTGAACTTCCAGTTACTACCAAATTTCCAGTATCTTTAGAGTATGAAAAAGTTCTTAGGGCTGATCCTTCGTAATTTTCCACCGTGGCTACTACAGTTGGCGTAGAGCCTCCAAAAGCTAATGCTGATATAGACGTGCCAGTTCCACCTAAGCCTGATTTAGAAGCTATCATAGGCGATACCGAATTCCAATTTATTCCGTTATAAGTTTCGGTACTAGATAAAAGACATCCTCCAAAATATAACGCAGAGTTTTGAACTCCTGAACCGCCCGAATTATTTCTGTTCGATAAAGTTGAGGCTACCGTTGACCATGTAGTTCCGTTGTATGCTTCTGTACATCTAACGAAAGCTCCGCCTGCGCCGCCAAAAGATAGCGCGGCGTTTTGAGTTCCTGCTCCAGCGTGAGATTCAACAGCATTATTTAGTGCTCCTGTGGCTGTCCACGTAGTTCCATCAAATCTTTCTGTACATGCTGAAGTTGCGCCTGTATATCCTCCAAAAGCTAACGCCGCATTTTGTGTTCCAACCGCGGAGTGACGAGCTCTTAGATTTATCAATACAGTACTTGTAGCCCAAGAAGTTCCGTTGTACTTTTCAACGCAACTAGATCTACTTAATCCACTAGTTACTCCTCCTGTGACCAAAGTAGCATTTTGAGTTCCGTTACCACTTAGAGACAGCCTTGGTACAATTCCAGCTGGACCTGATGACCACGAAGATCCGTTATATAATTCTGTACATGCTACTTGAGCTGGAGTACCTCCTGCGTACGCGATTGTGGAATCTCTTACTCCTGCGCCTGCTAAACCAGTTCTTGCCGTTATCATCGAAGTTCTAGCTGACCAAGTTCCTCCAACAGGTTGTAAGTATCCCATAGATACCGAACCTGATGTTGCAAAAGAGCTTAGCACAGAGATGTCTCCTGTTTCTTGAGAGTAATCGAAAGTTTGTACTACATTAGGACCTGTGTAAGCTTCTGTGTTATTTGATGGTCCGTTTCCTCCGAAAGCTAAGGTTGATGCTGCACTTTGATTAGCTCCTCCTATATTACACCTTGAGGTGATCATGCTAGTGGTAACTTGCCAAGTTGTTCCATTGTAATATTCAACGCAAGTGCAAGTTTGATATTGTGGGGCTCCACCAAAAGCCAGACCATTATTCTGTCTTCCTGATCCGGCGTGGCCTCTTCTATTAGCTATCATAGCAGTTCCAGCACTCCAAGAAGTTCCATTATATATTTCTGTGCAAGTTGTACTTGCTCCTGAAAATCCTCCTGCTGATACTGCTGAATTTTGTAGTCCAAATGTCGCAGCGCAGAGTATAGCGTTTATTCTTGCGCTTCTTGCAGACCACGTAATTCCATCGTAAGCTTCAGTGCAAGTTCTAATACTTGGAGCTGTGTATCCTCCAAAACCTAAAGCAGAATTTTGTAATCCAACTCCTCCAAGTTGTGATCTATTAGAAGCCATAGTTGCTGCAGCTGACCAAGCGATTCCATTATATCTTTCTGAGCTGCCTACTCCAAAGCTTAAAGCTGAGTTTTGTAATCCAGCTGCAGCTCCAGATGATCCTCGCAAAGTAATCATCGGAGAAACTGAACTCCATGCGAGTCCAGTAAAAGCTTCTACGCAATTGCTTGTAGATGTACTAGTAGTAGCAGGTGCTGCGCCTGCTAGTGATAATGCAGCGTTTTGAGTTCCTACTCCAGTTGGGCCGTTTTTAGTAGTAGTAAGTCCTGATCTTGTACTCCAAGTTCCATTTACAGCTGTTCGATAAGAGAAATTTAAAGGTCCTACACTAGTTAAAGGACCTTGAATATTTACTTCTGTAAGGTAAGTAGATCCACTTGAAGCTAAAATTCCTCCTACATATGTAGCTCCTCCATCTCCGCCTAATGTAGTGCTTCCACTTAATTCTGTATTTCCTGTATCTCTAGAGTATAACTTAGTTTTTCTAAAAGATCCATTATAAGCTTCTACAGTGTTACAATACACAGTAGGAAAAGGACTAGTGGTTCCTCCAAAAACTAAAGCGCTTGTACTTATTCCTGCTCCACCTGCAACAACTTTTGCTCCTTGAACTAAGTTAGACAGTATTGACCAAGTTTGTCCATTAAAACACTCAGCATTATTATAAGCTCCATATTCTGCTCCAGATCCCATTCCTATAGCTGCATTTTGTGTTCCTGCTCCAGCTATTCCTGCTATTGTACCACCTCTTGCTAATACACATCCCGAAGACCATGTAATGCCATTATATAATTCAGTGCATGTTAAGGCTCCTTGTCCTGAAAAGGCTAAAGCTGCGTTTTGTAAACCTGCTGATCCCATACTAGATCTAGCTGAGATTAAAGCAGAAACAGCTGACCACGTAGTTCCGTTATAGGCTTCTGTGCAAGTTCTTTGTGTTGGAGATAAATATCCTCCAAAAGCTAAAGCAGCGTTTTGAGTTCCTACTCCACCTATGCCAAATCTACCTGTGATCATTGTATTTCCAGCAGACCAAGAGGTTCCGTTATATTTTTCGGTCTGATTAGCAGCTCCAAAAGCAATCGCAGAGTTTTGAGTGCCTCCTCCTGCAAGTCCACATCTTCCAGCAATCATTGCTGCTCTTGCAGACCAAGCTAGTCCATTAAAAGCTTCGGTTAAATTCGTAGCTACAGCGGGGCCTGCCCATCCTCCGAAAGCTAAAGTTTCTTTTTGAGTTCCTGCGCCTGCTAATTGGTTTCTACCAGTTATTAAATTAGGTTGAACAGAAAAAGCTCCCCCCATAGTTTGTAGATACGCAAAATCTACAGCTCCTGATACAATTAGGCTTCCAGTTATTATTGCAGATCCTGAGAAAGGAAACGGATTTGGAGCATTTATGACATTTAACGCAATTGTTGCGAAAGATGCAGTTACTGCAGTTGACGAGGATAAAGCCAGAGAAGCTGTCGCTACGGATCCAAATATATTTCCGGCCACTGTTAAAGATCCTGAAACTATTGCGCTTCCTGATATATTTAAAGATCCGCTAAAAGTAGAGGTTCCGATAGATCTCAAAGACCCAGAGTTAACAAAGGAGCCTGTAAACTCCATCGTGTCTGCTGCTATCTCTATTATATCTCCGTCTATAGATACAACGTCTCCAGAAACATCTAAGACGCTTCCAGTTGCGCTGTACAGACTTAAAGATCCAGTTAAAGCAATTGACCCAGAGTTTTGAGCTCCGGTAGTTATTGCTGATTGGATTGTGTCTGATCCTGAACCAGACTTACGTAAGAATATCCGTCCGTCTGGCACGTTTAAGGCCAGTTCTCCTGGGACTAGGGAAGCTGTTGTAGGTAGCGATCCTGAAGTTAAACTTCTTTTTAATTGTATTGGCATGTCTTATATAAATATCTGGTTAGGTTAATTAGTATATTGAGTAGTATGAGTTTATGTTTTTATAGATTAGAAGATAGCGTTAGTGTTGTAATTAAAAAACATTATAATATGTATTTGTATTGCTAACTATTCCTGTTCTATTACTTAATTGGTCAGTTTTGTAAATTACAACTTCTGCAAATTTAGCAAATGATGAAGCATTAAAATATTTGCCTAAAAAAGCAAAACTTGTTGGATTAGGTGAATAACTTTGTGGAGCAATTGTAAATGCATTATTATTTTGGTAAATATAATAATTTGTAGAATTAACGATACCATTGAAAATTGTGTAATTACTAGTATTATAATTAGTTGTACAATACACCCAATTATAAGATCCATTTAATCCTCCACCTAATGCAAGAGTTGGAGCGTCAGTACTATTATAACTACCAAAAACAACAGTAGGCGCGCCTGAACCACCTAAAATTGGTCCAATTTGTGATGTTGAATCACCTTTTGCAGTCATAAAGATACTCATATTGGTATTAACTGGACCTATAGGAGTAGTAAAATTCAAAGCAGTGCCATCAAATTTAATAACAGGTTTTGAGTTTTGCGTTTGTAATACACTTGAAATGATTATTTTAGGCGCATTATTTACATTTAGTTCGGTTGCATTATTTCCATTTCCACTTTGGTCGTACCAAATTGTAACATATCCAGTATTTGCACCAATAAATGTTTGTAATGTTGTGATATCTAAAACATTATTAACAAAACCAATATCTAAAGTTGGAGTTCCAACACCTGATGATACAACACGTATTGCTGCACCAGTATAAGCAGTTCTTAATTTTCTTAATGAGTATGCAGCTTCTGCGCTTGGATATGCATCTAATAATAATGGAGGTGGAGGAGTGACACTAGCCTGAAATCTTCCTCCAAAAGATCCTCCTCTAAGAGTAAATACTCCTCCTTGTCCTGTGCCAGTTAGTGTTAGTGCCATTCGTTAATATATTGAGTAGTATGAGTTGATATTTGAGTTTATTCCTGTTCTATTTAAAGTTTGATCATTCGTGTATATGATAATTTCTACCGCATAACCATTACTTATGCCTGTTCCATTGTAGTTACCAATACTATTAATCGTCGTATTTGTTGAACCAAAAGCTAATTCTCCTGTTAGTGTGTATGCTATATTGTTTTTATAAGCTGACATTCCACTAGGATTAGTATATCCTTCTAAAATACAAAACGTAGTGCTAGAGTCTGCTGCAGATCTATAAAATCCTGAAGCACCAGTGACTCTCTGAATATAGAAATTATTGTCATTAGCTTGTCCAATAAATGCTCCACCTCCTGTACTAGATATAATTATACTTGTACCAGCAGATTTTTTTTGTACCATATACAAGCTTAAATTCCCGGTAGCTATAATAGGAGTATATGTGTAGAATATTCCTCCACCATAAAAATCTATAATAGGTTTTCCATTTTGATAGGTTATAACCCCTGCATTTACTATTCTTCCTTGAATTGCAGTAGTTGCTTGAACTGCATTATTAGCGTTACCGCTTTGATCATACCAAGTAGTTACAAATCCACTATTAGCTCCAGTAAAAGTTAATAGAGACGCAGTGTCTAATTCATTATTAACGAATCCAATATTTTGTTCAGCATTATCATTAGATCTTCTCACTCTTATAGCACTTCCGGTATATGTAGAAGATATTTTTCTTAAGCTGTATCCAACTGAAGCTCCAGGATAAAGAGAAAGTAGTAAAGGAACTACATATCTAGCCTTAAAACCTCCAGTAGAGTTTCCAGAGACCTTTAGTCTTCCGTTTAATCCAGTATTTGATATTAGTATTGGCATTAGTATGTGCCTCCGTCTATGTTTATTGATCCTGATACTGAGAAAGATCCGGTAACCGTATGAGCGTCTGTGATAACATTTCCTAGATTAACTCCTGTAGTCTGAACTAATAATTCGTTATTAAAAACGCTTACGCTTCCAGAGACAGATAGGGATCCGCTTATTACAGCGCTTCCTGAGAAAGGAAATCCATTAGTTGAATAGGAAGAAGTAACAGCAAAGCTTGAGCTTACTGCTCTGCTTGCTGTTCCAAACAAACTTCCTGTGATATCAGTTGCGGTTAACCTACCTATGATAGTAGTTGATCCAGAAACAGAGAAACTTCCAGTAAACTCCATTTGGTCTCCGTTAAACTCTAAGGTATCGCTCGCTACAGATAAGGCGCTTCCAGAGGTAGAGAAAATCGTTAAAGATCCGCTCAATACTACAGATCCAGAGTTTTGTGCTCCAGTAGTTATTGCAGATTGGATCGTATCCGATCCGGATCCGGACTTTCTTAAAAAGACTCTACCGTCAGGAACATTTATTCCTAACTCTCCTGCTAGCAATGATGCAGTAGTTGGGAGTACTCCTGCAACTAAACTTCTTTTCTGAAATATTGGCATGGTATATTAATTAAGCTTGTGGTAATTCTTCTGGAACTGGAAACCATCCGTCTGCTTCTAACTCTTCTTTTGTTTTTACTTGAACGTAAGAAGGTAAGATTTCTCTAAATGGAATGTGACTTGCCCCGTCTATTGATTGGGTGATTATTGAGATCTCCTCAGCAGTGGCTGCGGGATTGAGTAGGGATATTAGAGCGGTCAAGTCTTTGTCGGGGTGAACATAGATAGAGTAATCAAGATCTACTTGAAGAGCGTAAAGGTCTTCTTTGTTTGTCCACCCAAACAGATACATTGATACGTCGTCTGGTTGGTTTACTGGCTTGCTGATTTTGAATAGCTCTCTTGAGAACTGTTCACATCTTTCTTGTGATGTTAGTGTTTCTGAGGCGTTTACGATTATGTAATTCATGTCTTTATTTTTTATTATTTTATACTTGTCTTCCTAGTGTTATTTGAAATGTTTGTACTGCCGTATAAAAATCTGCTGCTTGTGTGTTTGTTAATCCATCACCAATAGAGGCAAAAGCAACTTCGCGAGTAGTATATTGGGATGGAGTGTTATTATTACTTAATGCCATTAAATAAATATTAGCATTAATTAAAGCAACTGAATTTGATGATATTGGTGTAATAGTTGAATTGTTAACGTTTATTTTTGCTGTTGATGACGACCTACTACCCAATCTAAATCCTCTTGAATCAGTAATAGTTATAGAACTATTGTTTTCATCATGTAGTCTTGTATATTGCGTATTACCACTAGTACGAGAATAAATAGTAATAGCAGAACTACTACCATTATAATTACCAATATCGCAATTATCGGCTTGTACGTTTGTTCTTAAATAGACTGAAACATGTAGATTATCTAGACCTAAATGAACTGATGAATTTAGATTTGTATTCATGTATCCAGTTGTACCATTACTAGTAACTCCAGTACTTGCATAAGTAAGAGTACCGTTAAATGTTCCAGTAAAATCACTACTTTTTAAGTTTTGAGCACAAGCAGCGGCACTTGCTCCTACCATTGGATAAACAGCTTTCATTAACGTCCAAATACCTGCTGCCTTCATGCTAATTACTAATTGATTAACTGCGGTTTGTTCTGTTGCACTTAAAGTTCCACCAGCAGTAGTAACTCTACTAATAAAAGCTAGCACATCAGTATCAGTTGGATAAATTGTGTAGTATGAGTTTATATTGTTTCTAATTCCGCTTAAGCTAGAGTATTTGTCATTGTTATATGCTATAAGTTCTTGAAGATGTCCAACATAAGTTTCACCAAGACCAGATGGACTATATCTACCGATGTACTGATTTGTTGTATTACCTGCTAAAGCTCTTGAAGTATCAGTAACAGTTACTACATTATTATTATTCGTGGCTAAATAGTTGGTTGGAGTTCCTGAAATACTGTTGTCTGCAAAACTTGCTATCAATGTTTGACTTCCATAAGCTAAGTATCCTGAACTTTTCGGACTATTAAGATAGGTTCCCCATTGATTTGTGGGGTCTATATTACCATATAGCAGATTCATTATTCTAGCATTCGCAGGTGTAAAACTATATAATGTTTTTCCGGATGATGGAGAGTAGCTTCTAATAACTCCGATCATTGCGCTATACCCAGAGCTAACGCCTAAAGAATGTTGAAAAGCTGTGTAACCATATATAAGATTAAAAAATATAGAAGGTTTTGAGTTAGTCACGTAAATTCCTCCATAATTTGAAATCATAGGTTGATCTCCTGCTACTGTTTGAGTTGCGTGTCTTCCGTTTCCTGATTGGTCATACCATGTAGTTACATGCAATCTTGGACTGCTTGTAGCTGTTGATATCGTTTTTACATAATTTCTTAAAAGACCAGCATTAAGTTGAACTCCCCAAACAAAAACAGACCCTGTGGTTCCAGTTGAATCATTTGCTATTGCTGGGCTTTGTATATCTGCGGTTTCAGGAGTCGGTATATTAAAAGTATAACTATATCTAGTCCAAGAAGTTGTTGTTGTTATGTCTGGGCTAAATAATTCATTATTGGTGGGAAATGATACAGAATTTATTTTAAATCTAAATTTTGATTTCGTATCTGATTTTACCCACGCGCTAAGAGTATAACTGTTAAACCCTATTGAATTAATCGCATTTGGACCTAAGTTCATGTACATTTGAGAATTAACAAAAGCCGCAAAATTCACTCTATCAGCTGTATTTCCTCCTATTGGATCTGTAGTAACATTGGCATTTACTGTAGCACTGTTAAAGGAAGTCCAATTATCTAATTCTTCAGAATGTTTAGTTAAGTTAGAATCGCCTATAAGCGCAATCATTGAGTCTATATCCAAAGTTTGACCTATGAATCCAATATCTTGTTCTAAATTATCGGAACTTCTTCTAACTCTGATAGCTGGACCAGAATACGTCTTGCTTAACTTTCTCAAAGAGTATGCAGCTCCAGCATTAGTATAAGAATCTAAGAATAGTGGTTCTATCATAGAAGTAGTCATAAGACCTCCACGACCTAGATTTCTAAATCTTACTACTGAACCTTGACCGCTATTTGTTATCGTTATTCCCATTTAGTATATTGTGTAGTATGAGTTTATGTTTGAGTTTATCGCTGCTAGATTCGATGTCTGATTTGTTGTGTATACTATCATTTCAGATATACTGCCGTAATAGTATAAAGCTCCTGTACCTAAAGCGCGACCTATTTGTAGTTTGCTATTTATAGTTACAGCACTAGTTGGTAATACAGAAGTTCCTAAACTAGCATTATTGATATAGTAGTCTGAACCTGTATTTTTGAAAATAGCCGAGGTTAACTTTTGAGCTGTAACTGAGGTAAACGTAAAGTTAGCGTCGTTAGAATAGTGAGCTATACTAACTTGAGAAGTAGATCTGTATCCTATAGCAACTATGCTGTTAGAAGTGGCGCCTGTATAATCAACACCTAAGAAATACCTATCGTTGCCTACTGTTGATTGTGATTCTACTACAAATGCAGTATATGCTGTATTGGTTAAGAAAGTTGCGTCATTTACTGTCCTTAATTCGTAAGGATTTCTATAAAAAATAGAAGGTTTATCTCTAACATCTGCTACTATAACATACGGTTGATTAGCTGTTGTTGCTTGTATTGCATCTCGACTATTCGAGCTTTGATCGTACCATTTTGTTATGTATCCAGTATTTGAGTTTGTAGTTGACGTATATTGTTGATATCCAGTAATCGTTAACTGGGCTCCCCATGCGTATACACTAGATGTGTTGTATATTCCCGTTGTGATTCCCATGACTCCAATAGTGGTTGTCACAGAACACCTATACCATCCATTTCCTACACTTTCTATTTTTGCATTAGCTCCGTATTGCTGTGCAGTAATAGTTCCAGTATCTAAGTTAAAAGTTGCTTGAGATAAAAATCCTGTATTAGTTCTATACAAGTATAAATCACAGGTTGATTGAGTTGATTTTTTTAAATAACAACTAAAGACGCACATAGAGTCATTAGTATTACTGTAATCTTGGTATAAATTAATTGCAGTCGTTTGCGTTATTAAATCAGCAGTTGTAGTGCCATCTGGAGCTGTAGTTACGTTTGCTGTTACTACTGTAGCAGGTGAAGTTGCGCCTTTTTGCCAAATAGCGTTATTAAAGTCTTGCGGAGAAGCTAATAAATTTTGGTATCCTATAAAAGACAAAAGACTAGTTGTGTCTAATCCATTGCTACTGTTGAATCCTATATCAGTTTCTGTATTATCACTTGACCTTCTAACACGAATTGCAGAACCAGCGTAGACTGTTCTTAATTTACGTAATGAATAAGCCGCTGCAGCTCCAGAATAAGTGTCAAGCAATAAAGGAATTGGGGGTGGATCAGCTACATACTGGAATCTCCCTCCAAGACCTCTGCTTGATATGGAGACTCTTCCGCCGTAATTGTTATTTGTGATCCTTATTGCCATTGACTTTTATTAGTATATTGAGTAGTATGAGTTGATATTTGTGTTTATTGCTGTTCCATTACTTAACTGATTTGATTTGTACAAAATCACTTCTGATACAAATCCACGTGTTTGAAATCCGCCATGCGAGCCAATATTCCAAAAATTATACGATGACGCCGCATAGGTAGTTTCTAATGTATTTGATATTATACTGTTATTTTTATACATTGTAGCTACTGGACCCGTAGTATAGTATTGACTAATTATATTAAAATTTGTATCTGCTGTACCAGCTGCACTTTGGTATTGACTTAAATTAGTTCCATTATAAACTAACATCAAATAAGTTCCTAAATATTGACCCATTGCTGGACCTGAACCACCCGGAGAAGTTTGTCCGATCATAGGACCTCCTGTGGACAATGAATTTGCTTTTCCTACCAAAAAAAGACTATTATTTACTGCAGCGCTAATTTGATTAGTCATTTCTAATCTAGTGCCATCAACAAAATTTATAGAAGGTTTACCATTTTGTGTTTGCAATACACCCGCAAGAACTATTGTATGCGCATCGGTAGAGTTAAAAGGCACAGCAGCATTATTATTATTTCCGCTTTGGTCATACCATATACTTACATTTGCACGATTTGCGCCTATAAAAGTTAATAAAGTTGTTGTGTCTAAAACATTGTTAACAAAACCGATATCTAATAAAGCACCATCAGTTGATCTTCTTACTTGAATAGCAGCACCAGTATAAGCAGTTCTTAACTTACGTAATGAATAAGCGACGGCAGCGTCTGGGTAAGTATCAAGTAACAGCGGTTTTACATATCTAGTCCTAAATCTTCCAGAAGTTCCGAAAAACTTAACCTTACCGCTAAGTCCACTATATGATAAAGTAACTCCCATTAGAAGCCACCTCCATCAACTGTTAAAGCAAAAGATCCGGTTATTGAAAAGGAAGAAGTTACTGCGTAAGAAGAGCTAAGCGCGTAAGAAGAGCTTACGGCAAATGAACTTGATAAAGAGTAGGAAGAAGATACTGCATTTGATGCTGTGCCAAAAAAGGATCCTGAGATTCCTTTTGTTACTTTAAGCGATCCTGTTATTATAGAATCGTTTTGGGCTATCACCCCATTCCGGGCTATAAATTCTAAACTCATATCTTTGTGTCTCGGTTCACTCTCCCCAAGACGAGGGTTTATCTATTTTCTATAAATATGTTACTGTGCTTCTTATTTGCCAAGCAGAATCGTTTGTTTGTATATTAAATTGAGCTTCTGAGTTTATTATCGCTACTGATGCTGTTACGGTTGCGGTACTTCCGAGATCGTTGGTAGAAATGTCCGTGTACTCTACGTTTCCTCTGTTCCAGACCGCGAATACTTCTCCTGCTCTTGCGTTTGATCCACTGTGTACCGTGTACTTGTAGAATCCAGAAGTAAAGCTTCCAGTTTGTTTGGTGAACAAGTTGTTTGATCCTACTATCGAAGTGTTAACGGTCGCGTATTCGGTAAGTGCTCCCCTAACTTGGAAAGATACCGCGTACGAAGCAGTGGCTGCAACTTCGGTGTAAGAAGAGGTAACTGCGAAAGATGAGCTAGCCGCTTGAAGCGCATAGGATGCAGTTTGGGGCACGTTGGCAGCATAAGAAGCAGTTAAAGCGTATGAACTACTTACTGCTTGAGAAGCTGTCCCAAATAGAGATCCTGTGATTCCTTGAGTAACCGATAAGGATCCGGTAACTTGTAGGCTAGAAGAAACTAGTAAGCTTCCTGTTATGACTGCAGATCCAGAGAATGGAAATCCTGCTCCTGTTCCGCCAGATCCTGATATATAAGAAGCTGTAAGTGCAAACATAGCGTAAGAAGCCGTAGTTGCGGTACTTGCGTTACCAACTATATTTGCAGTTATTGTAGACTGATTAGTCCATTTTCCTGCTGTAGTATCATAAGCAAAAGGTTGATGATCACTTGGTGCTGTAATTGATACATCAGAAAGTCCAGCTAAAGTAGTTG